CCATGTTCTACTTTTACTTATTTTCCATATCAAAGCATTTTCACTCGTATCTTAGGAAATGATAATATTTTTAAAGGTCTCTCTACATTTGCGGTTGAAATGTCCGAATTAAGAACCATTTTTGAATTAGCAAATGAAAACAGTCTTGTATTAGGTGATGAATTGTGCTCTGGAACTGAAAGTCATTCAGCTCTTAGTATTTTTACAGCTGGATTGGAAATATTGCATGAGAGGAAATGCACCTTTCTTTTTGCCACACATTTTCATGAGGTGGTTAAATATGAAGAGATTAAAAAGTTGAATAGGTTGAAAATGATGCATATGGCGGTTACATATCTTCCTGAAAAGGGAATACTTGTATATGACAGAAAACTAAGAGATGGTTCTGGCGATAGTATGTATGGATTAGAAGTATGTAAATCTCTCAATTTACCAATTACATTTTTACAACGCGCGCATGATTTACGAATGAAATATAATCCAGAGACGAGTTCTATATTAAGTGAGAAGCCCAGTCACTTTAATCATAAAAAGTTGGTTGGATTATGTGAAATGTGTTGTCAAGAAAAGTCATCGGAAGTTCATCATCTTATGCATCAAAAAGGCGCATCCGCCAAAAATGACTATATTGATAGTTTTCATAAAAATCATCCCGCGAATTTGATGAGTATTTGTGAAAAATGTCATCAGTCATTTCATGATACTACTCAAAATAAAGAGCAAAAACAACATCGTGTTAAAAAAACGACGGATGGAAATAAAGTGATTGTATCTGTGTCTGTGTAAAATGCCGTGTCTGTGTGTAAAAACTTTGTGTCTGTGTAATATAAAGACGATATAATAATGGAAGAAGCAAGAGACCCTAAAAAACCATTATTAAGCAATAATGAATCAAAGGTTATTAAAATAATTTTTGTAATTGGGTTGATTTATGTTGTGACAACTATGTTTGGAATACAATTAGTTAATGATGAGTTTAACTCCTATTTTAAAGAAAATGGAGAGACTATTCTCTCTTTGTCCGTATTACTATTTTCTATTATTGTATTATTTTCTATTTATGGGGTAGTTATTGATGATGGTAAAAAAAATAAAAAACTGAAACGACAAGTAACATTTGAATCATTTTCTGACACAGACGACGACACAAAAGAACTAAATATAGAAAACTTAGAATCAAATAATGTAAATGTAGCATTTTGTCAAAGTGATATGTCATCATCTGAAAAAGATGCGAATTGTAAAAAACTGACAAAGGGAAACTGCACCACTATTGGATGTTGTGTCTTATTGAATGGAGAGAAATGTGTTGGAGGAGGTGAAAGTGGCCCAACTTATTTAAATGAAAATGGTAAAGACATTGATGTCAAGTATTATATGTATAAAGATATTTGTAAGGGTAATGGATGCCCGATGTAAAATGTAAATGTAATGATAATATATCAAAAAATTGATTTATAAATATTGTTATAGTATAGTATTATACAATAACAATAAAATGATTATTCCAGTTAAATGTTTTACTTGCGGAAATGTTTTGGCAAATAAATATAGATATTACCAAAAAGAAGTGCGTAAATTGAAATATGAGAGAAGTTTGAATACAACTTCTGTTGTTTATTTAACAAAAGAAAATACCAAAAAAACACCAGAAGGTGAAGTTTTAGACGCTCTTCAATTAAATAAAATATGTTGTAGAAGACACATGCTAACACATGTTGATATTGAATAAAATATTTGTTTATATATATAAACATGATGATGTTGAAAAAAAGTAGTCGTTTATCTAATAAAAAATTAAGACAGAGTATGCGAAAACGAAAACAAAGTATGAGAAAACGAAAGCAGAGTATGAGAAAACGAAAGCAGAGTATGAAAAAACAAAGTATGAGAAAACAGAGTAATATGAAAAAAATAGGAGGAGGCATTATTCCAAGTCCGGTATCACAATTCGGATATTCTATTTTGGGAACCGGACAATCTATTGTTGATGGATGGAATGGAAAATCATCTTCTTTTGCGTATGTTAATCCATCTCCCGAAACGCAAAAACCAGTAGATGGAACTTATTACAAAGGTAATCATGGTATTGTATAATCATAACATTATATAATCATGACATTATATAATGATTATACAACGCGATAGAAAACATAAACTTTTTTTATATTTTCTATTCTTATATTATAAAATGAAGTTTGATATTAAAAAGTTATGCACCCCCGCATATGTTTATTTAGTAATATCTACCATTTCAATTGTTTTAATGATTATCCAAAACGCTGGAAATACTAATACTTATTGTCTTGGAAATTATGCTTGTATGGTTTCTAATACTGCTTGGGTTTTTGCCGGAAAAGCATTCTATGTTGTTCTATGGACTTTCGTGCTTAATTTGATTTGCAGTTACGGATATAGAAACATCTCTTGGTTTTTGGTGTTGTTTCCTTTTATTTTGTTTTTTATTTTAATCGGTCTTTTTATGTTAAATCAAGGTGTTTTTATGCTTCAAAATAGTTCTCTCTATGGAGGATTGAGAGAAGGTCTTGATAACCCACCAAAGCCTGCTGAAAAGAAGCCTGAAGTAAAGAAACCGGAAGTAAAGAAGCCTGAAGTAAAGAAGCCTGAACCTCCTAAACCTGCTCCTGCTGCTAAACCTGCCGCTCCTAAAGCTAATTTCCAAACTATGAGCCCTGCTACATACCATAATTAGATTTGATTATAAAATCGTTATACTATAATAATCGTTATACTATAATAATCGTTATACTATAATCATCTTTATACTATAATCATCGTTATACTATACACCGAATTAAATCTTCATCGTTATACTATATGTAAAGCCTATATTTTTCAATATACAATAACAATAACTTATTCAGTAATAATCTAAAAAAATATAGATATGTTAGTATATAATAAACCACTATGGAACTTGATAAAGATATAGTGGATGATGTATTCACACAGAATATAATAGATACATACTTTGAAGATAATCCATCTATTTTTGTATCCCATCATTTAGATTCATACAACGATTTTTATAATAATGGTATTAAGCGTATCATCAAAGAAAAAAATCCAATACGCATCATTAAAGAGCAAGAAGATGACAATAAAGAATTGCGTTGCGACATTTATATTGGAGGAAAAAACGGCGATAGAATATATTTTGGAAAACCAATCATATTTGACGAACGCGAAGAACATTTTATGTATCCAAACGAAGCACGATTAAGAAATATGACATACGGAATGACAATTCATTATGATGTAGATGTTGAATACTATATTCGTTCCGCAGAAGACAAAGAGAAGGAGAAGGAGAGAGAAGAGGAAGAAGAGGAAGATATAACCCCCGATTATAAACGCACTTTTGATAAAATATATCTTGGAAAATTTCCAATTATGTTGATGTCAGACCACTGTATTTTAAAAGGATTATCTTCTCCTGTTCGTTTTGAAATGGGTGAATGTAAAAACGATTACGGTGGTTATTTTATTATTGATGGTAAGGAAAAATGTATTGTTTCGCAAGAAAAGTTCGCAGACAATATGATTTATGTAAAAGATAAAGTAGATGACATTTATAGTCATTCCGTTGATATTCGTTCTGTATCAGAAGACGCATCTAAGCCGGTTCGCACTCTTTCTATACGCATCGTAAAACCAACATCCGCTTATACAAATAACCAAATTGTTGTCAATGTTCCGAATGTTAGAAAACCTGTTCCATTGTTTATTCTTATGCGCGCACTCGGCGTGGAATCAGATAAAGATATTATAAAATACTGCTTACTTGATATGGAAAAACACAAATCATATATTGACCTATTTATTCCTTGCGTTCATGACGCTAATAAATATTTCACACAAGAAACAGCGATTGGGTTCATCGCTACATTTACAAAGGGTAAAACTGTCGCACATGCGATTGAAATATTAACCAATTACCTTCTTCCGCATATTGGAGAGATGAATTTCAAAGACAAGGCATATTATATCGGACACATGGTAAAAGAAATGTTGATGGTATATACTGGGGATGTCAAACCAACCGACCGTGATAATTTCCGATTTAAACGCGTTGAACTTCCTGGTTCTCTCATTTATGATTTATTCAAAGAATACTATACCATAGAACAAAAGAATATATTTTTGAAATTAGATAAAAGATACCACTTGAATAAAAATCTATACTATAATGAAAAGTTTTTCAATCTTGTTGATATTTTTATTGACAATCCATTCACTGACCGTTTAGTGGATGCCGGATTTAAAAAGGCGTTCAAAGGAAATTGGGGTGCGGAATCACATACAAAGCGTCTGGGCGTAGTTCAAGATTTGAACCGTCTTAGTTATAATTCGGCATTGTCGCATTTGAGAAAACTGAACTTGCCGCTGGATTCCAGTGCGAAAGTGGTTGGGCCGCGCTTACTTCATTCTTCACAGTGGGGTATTATTGACCCGGTTGATACGCCCGACGGTGGTAATATTGGTCTTCATAAACACATGTCTATATCGGCATCTATTACAAGTGGTATATCGTCGCAGCCGATTATTGAATGGCTACTTGAGAATGTCAATATGGTTATATTATCTGAAAATACACCGGATACATTTTCCAAAATGGCGAAGGTGTTTGTGAATGGAAATTGGGTTGGGTGTGTTTATGACCCGGATGTAGTTGAAAAATACATGAAATCTATGCGAAGAATTGCGGTTATTCCTGCTTATATATCTATTAATTGGAGTATTCAAGAGAACATTATTTATATTTATACGGATGCGGGTCGTTTGTGTAGGCCTGTTTTTTACATTGATAACGGCGTGCCAAGTTTTGACCGAGATGTTATATATGAAAAAATGCTTGAAAAAAGCACAAGCAGAGCAGATACAAGCACAAGCGAAGAAAAGAAAAATAAAAAAATATCTTGGATTCAACTTCTTACTGGATTTGCGAAAAAGAAAGAAGATGCAGCGTATTCTATATACAATCAGACTGTATATAATAAATGGACTGATTTATATGACGCAAACAAGTTGGATGACATTCTCTCATCAAAAGCAGTGATTGAATATATTGACACATCTGAATCTGGCTCCGCATTAATCGCAATAGATAAAAGAACCATGATTATGAAGCCGAAGCCATATACACATATGGAAATACATCCGTCGCTTATTATGGGAACGATGGGAAATCAAATCGTCTTTCCAGAAAACAATCCTTATCCAAGAAACGCGTTTGCTTGCGGACAAATGCGTCAAGCCATTTCTCTCTATCATACAAATCATCAAACTCGTATTGATAAGATGGGTGTTGTATTGAACTACGGACAAGTTCCGCTGGTGAAAAGCAGATACATTGAGAAAATCAATCACGAACAGAACCCATACGGAGAGAATGTGATTGTAGCAATTATGTCTTTCAACGGATATAATGTTGAAGATTCTATTTTGTTTAATGAGGGTTCTGTAAAACGCGGACTATTCCGTATGACATACTATAATATGTATGAAGCACATGAAGAAGCAAATAAAGTCGGCGGAAGTAAAATAGACGCGCATTTTATAAATGTTGAAAAGCAAAGTGTAGAGAGATTGAAAGTCGGATATGATTATTCGCATTTGGACGAACAAGGTTTAATCAAGGAAAATACCAAATTGGACGATAAAAAAGTATTAATCGGTAGAGGTATTCTCTCCACAACAAAAAGAAATACGATTGTTGAAGAAGGCGAAAGTGCCGCTGCGACTGATGTATATATGGATTCATCCGTATTTCCAAAGAAAGGACAGCTCGGATATGTTGAAAAGGCGTTTATGACTGAAGGAAAGAAGGGTCATCGTCTGGCAAAAGTAAAAGTGAGAGATGAGCGTTATCCATATATCGGTGACAAGTTCTGTTCCAGATGCGGACAAAAAGGAACAGTTGGTCTTATCATCCCTGAAGAAGATATGCCATTTAACGCGGAAGGTATTCGTCCAGATATTATTATAAACCCACATGCTATACCATCGCGTATGACAATCGGACAACTGATTGAAACCATTATTGGAAAAGCGTGCTCTGTCTATGGCGGGTTCGGCGATTGCACTGCGTATGCCAACAAGGGTTCCAAAATAAAAGTATTTGGAGATATGCTGACGAAAGTTGGATT